GGCTCGCATTGACGCAATAGTCGCGTCATAATTAATCATGGTTGCGCGCGCGTCTTCGGCTTTCACTCTAAGAAGTGCCAACGCAGCCTTTGCCGCAGACGGCGCGGAAGTCTCTGCATACGTTTTTAGTTCGTGGTTCAGATCGCGCTGCACCTGTGCGTTGTCAGCCGCCGCTTCTTTTTGGGATTTGTAGGCGCGGAAAACCAATGTCGCGCCTGTAACCACAGCAACAAAGGGGATGGTGTTCATCGCCAAGGCCAGACCGCGAGCGGCGACCGCCGCAGCAAGAGTGCTTACCCGCGCAGCTACCAAGGCGACCGAAACGGAGTTCACACCAACCAATAAAGCCGGAATGCGCGACAGTGCCAACGTGGCAATAGATATCGCCAAAATGTCAAAACTTTGAGCGACCGCGACAGCAATATTGCCAAGTGTCGAAACAGTGCCGATCATGCCATCAATGACACCGCGCAGCAGACCGCCTTCGCGCATGGAGTCGTTGAAGCTGGTGACAAGCGCGGTCAGGGCGGGCGCTAGTTCGCCGCTGATCCGAAATCCGATGCCGCGAACAGCCGTTCCAGCGTCATCAAGCGCAGCGCGAAGGCCCGACAAGGAAGCAACCGTGCTATCCTTCATAATCCCACCAAGGGATGCGGCATTGTCGCCAAGACGCTTCATCTCCGCGCCGCCATCGCGCAGCAGCGGAATAAGCGCGGTCGTATCAGAGGCCATTGCCTCTAAATAGAACGTCATTTCCTGTTGAGACAGGCCCGCCTTTTGCAGACTGTCAACGTAAAGCTGCAAAGCCTGCGGACCGGAAAGGTCGCGGAATGCGTCTGCGGTGATGCCAATCTTAGGCGCGATGTTCTCAAAGAAATCGGCCATCGGCCCGCCACCGGTCGTCAGGAAATCCCCAACGCGGTCGTTTACGTCCTTGAGAATGTCGCCAAGTTTCTCTTGCTCAATGCCAACAGTCTTTGCACCAGCCGCCCACTTCTGAAACTCACCCGGCAGCGCGCTGGATACCTGCGAAAGGTTCTTGATCTCTACAGCAGTTTTCGATGTGGCAATCGTCAGAGTGGTAAGCGCTGCTCCCACGGATGCCGCAACAGCGCCAACAGCAACAATCTGCTTTTGCAGTGCCTTGGAGCTAACGCCAGCAGCTTTTGCACCTTTTGCAAACTGCGCTGAATCAAGCCCAAGATTGACGCGAAGGCTACCGATCACTGACGACATAAAAATAAACCTTCTTGAACGCCAAAGGCCGCTGGCCTAGTTTGGCTGCGGCAAATTTGGAGAATTTTAATGGACGGAGTTTTTTGGGTTTTGGGCGTGATTGCCTTGATCGTCGGCGCGATTTCCTGCCTCGCAGGCGTCAATCAGGTTGACTTTTATCAAGGGGCTGCATTGCTTGCATCTGGCCTTGGGCTGCTGGCAACTGCCGAGATAATCAAAACCTTGAAAGAGATACGCGACCGCCTGCCGGAAGGCGAAAAACCCCAATCCAAACAGGTCTAGCCCTTCGACCGCAGTGCCAACGCAATAAACGCGCCCCGCGCCCTCGCCTGCTCGGCTTCGTCCGAAACCTTTTCAGCCTTGGCCGTAAGCGGCTTGTATTTCGGCATCTTGTCAGGCTGGTGATGTGCCCAGCCAATCCACCCAGCCAATTCGTGATTGGTGTACCGGTTCTGCTCAAAGTCTGCATCCTGCCTGTCGCGGTCGGCATAGATAATCCGCGTGATTTCGGCGGGGGTCAGATCCCAAAACAGAAGGTAATCTTGGCGCGCAGATAACCACGCGCCAAGAAGATCATCTATGTAGTCGCGGGTGCTTTCTCCGCCTTCACAGACTTTCCCGCTTTCACGTTTCCCGCAGGTACCTTTTCCTCAGATGGGAACGCAATGGCCGTGGCCTCGCAGACCTTTTCAAACGCGACGGCAAAACCCACATCATCCATCAGATCGCCCGCCATTTCGGGCGTCATCCCTTCGATGTGAGAAACGCCAGCCCAAAAAAGATCACGAACCCTGCGCACGTCCGTCTGGTTCTCCTGAAGCGCCGAAATGCCAGTCAGGAACGGTTCGCCCGCGTGGTCTTGATAACGAACCATTGCGTTTGTGCTGATACGGACGGTGATTTCTTCGTCACCGTTTTTGAGCGTCACGCCGCCGCGCTTGCTGTTCATTAGACTGCGTCCGTTCCGCGTGTCCAAGTAACATCGCCGGTTGTGCGAATGTCAACAGTCATCCCAACCAGAGCGCCCACGTCATTCCCTTCGACTTTTGGTGTCGGGAACCCACGGAACTCAAACACGTCGCCGGTTGACTGCGCAGGTTGCGGCTTGAGCGTACAGCGGTAGTAAATCGAATCCGCCTCAGCCTGATCTGCAAGCTGCTGCTCATAGCCCGCAGCAGTGTAGCCAGCAGGAACGCTGATCACGCCAGCGTCTTTCAGGCCTTTGACGTACTCTTTAAAGCCGCCGGGGCTGTCCAGTGACGTGGCTTCCAAATAGTCGGTTTCGACCATCGGGATTGCAACGCCCTTACATTCTGGAATTTCGGTCCATGTCGTGCCATCGGTGGAACGCTCTACGGTTGCACCGTATGCAATGATTTGTTCGCTCATAAGAGACTCCTAAGTTGCTGTGAAACGGACCTTGAAGTCCATTGAAACGCGGTCGGGCCGTTCCGCTTCGTTTGATCCGCCCTCACGACTGTCCCGCGACCCTGCGAGAAAGACGCCCTGCAACGCGCCGCCTTGGTAGCCGCTCAAAAGCGACCGCACAGCGCGAGACAATAGTTTTGCAGCCCCGTAGGTGCCGCCGTAGCAATCGACCTGGATGCGCGCCTCTGTGACGCCGCTTGGCCCTTGCAATGTGTAATCATCCGCATCGCTGATTGTGTTCAGCACGATGGCGGGAAATGGCTGGCCTTGCGGGTGCGTGCCGAAGTTCACGCGGCTTCCGGCAAGGCTTGAGACGCCACTGTCATTCAACAGCAGCGATCTAATCATCTCTTCCATGGCTGTTAGCCCACGTGCTTGCCGTTAGCGTAGACACGAAAGCCATTGGCGACCCAACCCACCAACGCGTTGCCGACCTTTTCACCCATCGCCTCACTCCGCACAAAAGGAGCAATGATGCAAACCACCAACCGCATTACGAGCAGTCGCCATTTTGGCGTCTTTACAGTCAGCTTACACATTACGGTCATATTCTATCCTTTCAATTTTGGCCCGATGCGGTGCCAGAAACGCCAGCCGTTCTTTTGCGTCACAGAGATAACTACGCCCCTGGTGTATAAGTGGATGCGCCAGAGTTTAGGGTGCAGTAATTTCATGCGTTCGGCCTCTCGCCACTACTTCCGCGACGGGTGAGGTGGGTTTTCCGCATCGAATTGGTCTAGAAGGAAACCGCGCAATACACCTACCGCCGCAGAATCAAGGTTTATTCGAATGTGAGGGCCCTCATCTGGGAAACCGATAAGCTGCGGACTACAAATCGCCGCGCTTTCGATCTCAGATGCAAAAGATCTGCGGCGCTCAATACGCTTCGCCTCGGAAAGGATTTCGTCATCTGTCATGTTGTTGACCTCAATCTAAGTTTAGCTCCCAGCAGCCTTCTTTGCTGCCTTGCGATCGGCACGCGCCAGCGACTTGGAGAACTCGTCCCAGAGATAAATCCCAAGACGGTCGAGCGTTGGCTGCGCCTCAGCGTCCCAAGCGGGCCGCGCAAACGGTTGCGCACCGTGGTTTATGTTTCCAAATTCTTGGTTCCAAGCCGCAGGGTCTGGTCCAGGACCTACGAACATTTCCACCGCTGCTTTATCGTTGCGAAACATCTTCCGATGAAGTCCAGCTTGCCGCTTCGATAGCTTGGTACCGATTGTCACTGATTCCGCCAGCTGATCGCTTGCTGTATCCCCGCGTGGCGCCAGATCATGCATCAGATCTCTCATAGGCGTTGCTGCTTTTTTAAGAGACCGACGCAGCACACCCTTGCCCGCCGCTTTGCTCAGCTTTTCCAGCTCTTTTTCGAGATCGGAGAAACCTTCAAGCTTGACTGTTGCCATTGCTGACCTCCGCGCCCGCTGTGATTTCTAGATATTCATTTCGGCCCAATTCTTTGATACCGAAAATCTCAAAGGTGACGCCTCGATATTTCAAGGCATCTTTAGCGGTCAAACCACGAGTGAAGCTTGATGATCTGACCCGAAACCGCGAGGTTAACTCTGCCGACGCGCCATCGCCGCGTAGCTTTTCCCAGTCTTTCAGATCGACCTTAGACGCCCAGATTTCGGAACCATGGTCTGCCCAGATCTTCACCTCAGAAAAACCGTCGTCATCCACCGTGTATCTCTGAAACTGGATACGGCGATCGAGCTTGCCCGCCCTCACAGCATCACCCTGTAACGCGCCAGAAGGGCGTTCACGGCCATTGGCAGTTCGGCGACAGACACCCCCAGCACCACTGTCTCGCGGTTTTCATACCAGTGGCCAACCATCATCTTGATCGCCACCTTGATACCGTCGAGTTCCTTCGCTGCGGCACCGAAACCCGCCGTCAGTGTGATCTTGACCGGATAGCGCGTATCGCTGAGCTCCGGCACCTGAAATCCTTCGACCCACTCGAGAACAGTTCTGGCCGATGGCGCATCAATGATGACCATCTGGTTTTCGGGCACGTCTGTTTCTGTGCCGGATTCATCCAGATACTGGACAGTGACCGACGATACCGGCTCGATCGGCAAGGCAAGACGACTGGGCCACGCATCCAGTTCTAACAACCAAGTCTGATCGATAATGGCCCGCCCAAGAATTCCGGACGGGCCATCAAGATAATCCACTGCAGCGGCGATGAGCGATTCAATCAACGAATTCTCATCATCGTGATCGACACGACAATACTGCTTTGCCTCTTTCAAAGAGATTGGGGGTTCAGCAGGATCAACTGTGCGTGTCAGCCGCATGAATTAACCCTTCTTACCAGCAGGATTTGCCTTGGCATCCGCATCGGCCTTGGCCTTTGCGTCAGCTTCTTCCTTAGCCTTGGCTTCCTCGACCGGGTCAACTGCGGTACCTGACTTGATCAACTTTTCAGCCAGGGGATCATTGAAGCCAGCAGTCTCTCCAGCCTGATACATCTGATATGCCTTGATCAGGCGCACCACCCTCATTGCGGCAAGCGGTCAAAACCGCCGAATACCATCACGGACGAGAGCGCCGCGGTGTCGGTTCCGGATGCGCTCAGGTCCGGCGTAAAGTTCGCACGGACATAGCGACCAGCGCCTGCCAGCAGAAGGTCAACCTCAAAGGCGCCAGACACTGTGCCACCTCCGTCCGGACCTGTCGCGACCACGGCGCTCGCAGCGGTTTTCAGTGTCGTCGCATCCGCCAGATCATCTGCGTTTCCGCTCTGGACGGTGTAGCCGATCGACAGGGTTTCACCGGCTGCCAGCGTGGCGGTGTAAGGGATAGCCAGCACACCCGATTGAGGATTTCCATTCTCGATCCGATCAAGGATCACACCTGTGACAGCGGTCGCATCACCGCTGCCGCCCGCCGTGGCCGCAGCATTGGCCGAGGCACGCATCACTGCGACCAGCGCACCGATGTTTCGCAATTGAGTGGTCATTTCAGTTACTCCTTGGGCATGGCCCATTGGGGCTTCGGCTGGGATTTCCCAAGCCGAAGCGTGTTAGGTTCAGAATTCGGTCAGGTGAGGGTTAACCGGCTGTGCCCCAGGTCACGCCTGTCATGATGGACAGCGCCGCCAGATGACGCAGGCCGATGTCATGCTGCATGATCATGCGCATCAAGGTTTCATCACGGCTGAATGCGGCCTGCATTGTGCCGCTCGCGTCTTTGTATGCCGCCTCTGTCGACATGGCGATTTCGATACCCATGTGCTCGCCAACCATGACGTGCGCCGGGTGGACCAACATGATCTCCGAAGCGATGCCACCACCACCGAGGTTGTCCGGGATCTCTGTCGTGATGTGCACAGGCTTCTTGCGCAGCATGTTTTCGCCCATCTCTGGATAGACCTTGTTGCCGTTGCCATCGCGCAGGTTGGTCAGGAACATGGCTGAGCGTGGCGACATGATCCAATGCGCACCGGTGTAGACGATATTGTTGTTGCCAAGTGCCAACTCCAATGCACCAAGATCATTGTCGACCTTCTGCACATCCGGGGAGGCTGTCATAGTCAGGATGTGGGTGGCCTCGAACGGGGTACCGAGGTGTTGGTACCGGAACCCCTTTGGCTTGTATTCCGTACCGGCACCGCGCAGGAAGTGGCGATCCTGAATTTGCGCTGCATCCTCGACGGCATCGTCGCGGATCATGCGGTCAACAGCCGTCGAACTGGAGCGCAGCAGGTCATTCGAGACCGGGATGATCCCGCTGAGCTTCTTTGCAGACAGCTTGACCTGACCATATTCATAGCCGGTTGCCGGCGCATCTTCCTGTTCGCCACCATAGCCGAAGTTTGCACCGCTGACGCGGCGGTTTGTGGTCATGTTACCGTTCGGCATCGGCACAATGCGCGGGCCCATTGCGGTAACAACACTGACGGGACGCAGCAGCTCGATCACTTCGGTCGACACATCTTCGGGCACAAGGAAACCGCCAGCGGTCCCGGTACTCATGTTCTGATTTGCAAACAGACCGCTGTCGCCATTGGCTTCGGCCATCTGCTGCGCAACGTAGTGGTTACCGCCCGCAGCCGCGATCGTGCGGACCATGCGACCGAAGGTCAGTCCTTTCTCAGCAGGCTTGGCGGGCGTGGTGCCCGCAGCAGGTGAAGGATTGCCAGGAAGAGGCTCGGGTGTGCGCGCAGCAGCGGCACGGCGGCGCTCAAGGTCTTCCAGACGCGCCAGTTCTGTTGCCGCCTTGTCATCCTGCGCCTTCAGCGCATCAAAGGCTGTCACTTGCTCGGCAGTCATATCGTCACCATCGGGCACAGATGCGAGCAGCGCATCCATCTGGTCGATAATACCCGCGCGGCGGGTTCTCAGCTCAAGGATTTTATCCATGATCAGCTCCTTATTGCGGCACGCCGCGTTTCAATGTCGGTGAAAGCGCGCGCACGGCTCCCCACCACTGGTTGCCGGGTGCGCCCGGATTTCTCTGAAAGCAGCGCCTCAAGGGTGCCCACACGGTCAGCCATGCCGACCGCGACAGCACGGGAAGCGGAAAGCATTGCCCCCTGACCGAATTCAGCGCGAACCCGCGCTTCGGTCACTTTGCGACCTGCGGCTACATCGGCAATGAAGACTTCTTCAATCGCATCGATGTCGCGCTGAATGGCGGCTTTGCCTTCCTCGGTGCTTGGATCAGGCCGCTTCATTGGCGCACCGGTGCTGACAACTTCATAGGACCGGCGACCGTTGGCATCTGGTGCCTCTTGTCGTGTCATCGAGGCGACAACCCCGATCGAACCCACGGCAGCAGACCGATCCATCACGATCTCACTGGCCTGTGATGCCAGCCAGTATGCGGCCGACGCGCCGTTGCCAGTGATGTACGCCGTGATCGGCTTGGTGGATGCGCGCAGTGTCTCGGCTGCCTCCCCCAATCCAGAAACAACGCCGCCAGGACTATCAAACAGCATCACGATCCGTTCCACGTCAGCGGACGCCAGAGCCACGCGATGATCACGCATCACCGCATCCAGAGACGTGCCATCGGTCGATGCGCCGACCATGCTGGCCCGCGGGAAGATCGCACCGATCACAGGGATCACCGCGCAACCGTCACGGATGGTGGACATCCGCGCGCCTTCCAGGCGCGTGCCGACAGCTGCAATGGCCATCTTTGAGGCGTCGACGGTCTCGATATGGCCGTCGCGCGCAATGCGCTCAAGAACATCATCATCCAGTGCGCGGGCCGCGATAGCCTCGATCGCAGCCAGATAATCTGGAAGGATTGCCCAGGGCTGCGACCGGATAGCTGCAATCAGTGCAGTCAGATCTTTGCTCACTCGTTTTCTCCATTTGCAGGGGGGCTGTCGGCAGTCTGGCCAGCCACTTGAAAGTTGGACGGCATCCAATAATCGGTGCCTGCTGCGCCTTTGATGTTGGGTTTGTTTTCATAGCTGCGCAGCTCGTTGCCGTTCACCATGCCCATCTGGCGTTGGAGCCAGAATGCTTCCATCCGGCTCTTGAGATCGCCCTTCACCAGCGCATCCGTGACATGCTCGAAATAGAAGCCTTCGCGCGCAAATGCCTTGGTGGCAGCCTGCGCCAGCCGCGTGTAGTGCGGGCCGAGATGATAGATCACGAACTCAAGTGATTGCTGCTCGATGTTCCCGAAGGTGGCCTTTGAGAGATCAAAGATCAGGTGCGGCGGCACGCCCCAGATTCGGGCAAGGTCCACAACCTGAAACTGGCGCGTTTCAAGAAACTGGCTCTGGCGCATATCATGCGTGAGGAAGGTTGCCTTCAAATCCTGATCGAGAACGGCAATCATGTCTCCGTCTTGCCCAGCATAGAGATTTGACCAGTCATTCTTGATCCGGCGCTTATCCTCAGGCCCTACTTTCTGCTCCGTCGACAGCACTGTGGAAGGTCTGCCACCCTTGTTCCAAAACCGTGCGGTGTGGTCAGAAGTAGCGATTGCCCCGCCAAGCGCGTCACGCGCATACTGAATAGGGTTCAAGCCGTTCAGCCCGTTGCGAGAGAACCCCGGCACGTGAAAGATATCCCGCGCAGGGAACCGCTCGTGTGTCCCGTCCGGCAATGTGGCATCGTAAAAGAGGATCGTGCCCTCTTGCCGATCGAAGTATTCAGCAACCAGCACCGTTCCCGGCTTAAGGCGGGTCATCACCTTTGCCCGCCCGTCTGCGCCTCGGCTGACATATGCGTAGAAATCACCCGCAAGCAGAATATCGGCCATCAGCAGCTCGAGGAATGCAAACGGCGTCTGGTGGCTGTTTGGCGAAACCTTGAAGAGCTTGCCTTCTGCCTCGTCAAGCGCGGTAAAGCGTCCACCTTCTCTGCGCTCGTAATAGTGCAGCGGCGTCATCGCAAAGACGCCGGTCAAAATCCGAAGCGCCTGAAGCGTGGCAGGAATGGAAAGGGCGCTCTTTTCGTCGACACGAACCCCAGTTTTTGACCGGCCTGTGGTAACAATGCCGTTCCATTGCCGTTCGCTCTGGACATCGGTAGCCGCCGCCTGGACAGGAGGCTCAGTACGCACCGATTGCGTGGCCTGCCCGCTGGCGGGCTTCCAGAAGTCCATAATTCCCATGATCAGATCCCTGTGTACTCAAATGCCTGCGCACCGGCGGCAACCGGGTTGCGCGACATCATCATGAAGGCATCGAACGTCGCCATGAGCGGATCGATCTTTGCCTTGCCGGCTGTTTCTTTCGTGATCAGGACAGCATTGCCCCGTTGTTCTGTTTTGGCGTTGCCGAGCACCCAAGCCATCATCGGCGATCCACAGTGGCGAAAAGTCCCGTTCTTCAGCTTGCGCTCCATACCGTTGATCGCAGGCGTCAGCCTGTACCCCTGCCCAACGGCCACCATCATCTTGTGCTCGACACCGCGGGACGCCATTTCATCGACCAGCGCACTGACACCCATAGGATCAAGACCGACCGCACCCTCTTCCGGCAACAGTCCGGATTCGAGCAGCTGCTCGACGATATCCGCAACCTCGACAATGTCCCTGGTCGGCTCATCGTCGCCAACCGTGATCAGATCACCAGCTGCTGCAAAATCCTGCAGCGTCGGCGCGATTTCTTTGCGCTTGAAGACTTCTGGATGCGCCCAGGCTTTTGCCCAGTGCAGCCAGTCTTTGGTTTCCCGGTCCCGCCCGATCACGGCCAGCCCCATCAGATCGTCCAAACCGCCGCCATCGATGCCGACCACTGCAACCTCGCAGCGCGCAATCAGCGATTTGAGGTTGAGGCCTTGCAGCGCAGCGCCTTCCCAGTAATTCGCGCCAACCCAGCTGTTCGACTTGAGGCCGAGGCCGATCTGCACATTGAAGTGCTGAGAAGCCAGAAGCGCCAGCTCGGCAGGCCCGTCGCGCAGCGCCGTGGTCAGCTGGTCAGCCAAAAATGCCTTATCAACAGATCTGTTGAGGTTCGGATTGACCAGCCCCCAGGTTTCCGCATCCTTCCAGCCGCCGGATTTTTGCATCTTGGCCGGAAGTTCATAGAGGACTGCAAGCAGTGGAAGCACCAACTCACCGTCACGCACCGCTCGGGCCCGGTCGAGTTCTTTCTTGAACACGCCCGCCGGAGGGGCTTTCGATTGCGTTGTGATCTGCAGCAAAAACCCGTCGGGCCGTGCCGCCAACGCGCCGCGAACCTCGATAAATACCGCATCCGCCTTCGACTTGGTCGCAAACTCGTGCGTCTCATCGATCAGCGTGAATGTGGACTTGCCACCGGTGATCGCATCCGTGTCAGCAGCTTTGATCACGATCTCGGCCAGCGAGATGCGATGCGTGATTTTCTTCAGGTGGTCCTGAAGGTGAAACGTGCGCGTCAGGTCCGGGTCCAGGCGGATGATGCCCTTGGCTTGCTTAAACGCGATTGCCGCAATGGTCTTGGTCGGCGCAATCAGCAGCAGTTCGGCTTCCGGCCGCTCGTTCATGATCGCTGCCGTCACGATGATCGCCGCAGCGATGCTCGACTTACCGTTCTTCTTCGGCACCATCATGAAGAATTCGCGGATCATGCGGCGCTTGGTAACCGGATCATAGGATCCGAAGATTGCCCGGACGAATGAAAACACCCATTCGTCACAGGCTTCACCGTAAGTCGGCGTCCCGATGATATCCGGCACCCGCAGGCGCTTGAATATCCTAAGCGCCTTTTCAGCGACCTTGTCGAAAAGCGGAAGATCCGGAATGAGTGATCGCCCCTGAACTATCCTTTCTTCCCAGTCCGGCACCGCCGTCGACCAGTTGGCATGCTTCTCTGGCAAAACGTCAAGCATCAGTGCGACTGCCCGCCACTGAACTGCAGATCATCACCCCAGGCATCACTGTCTCCCGCTTCTTTCGCTTCGATGGCGGCCCGTTCTTTCTTGCCCAGCTTTACTTTTGGATCATCGTCGCTTTGAGCACGCTCAAGCCTGCGCTCGGCATACATGCGATCGTTCTTATCCATCATCTGGTCCAACAGCTTCAGCGCCGTCATGTTGCCTGCGTTCGCCTGCTCAAGTGCGATCTCGAATTGTCTCGCAACCAGCCGATCGCGCATCACGTCCCGAATTTTCAGATCGGCTCTAAAATACCTCTTCAGCGTGGCCAGCGAGACATCAAGAGCGTTGGCAATCCGTTGGTTACCCCAACCCAAGGCCAGTAACATCTTGACTTTATTGCGATCTTTATCAGTTGCCTGATATCTTGGCCGCCCCTTCTGCCCGAGACCAGGCTGGGAGGGGTTACCAAAGAGGTCAAAATGTTGGTCCACCGAAAAAAATTCTCCGCGTGAGGGAATGTGCCGGTCTAGCTGTCGATCAGGGCCTAGGGATTTACCCCCCCATACCCCTCAGCCATCCGCCTATCGTCCAGCGCGCTCCGCCCGCTGCTTTTCACCGTTGTGACAGGGCGCGCAGAGGCACTGCAGGTTCTGGTCATCCCAGAACAGCACGGGGTCACCGCCGTGTCTGATCGTGTGGTCTGCAACAAGTTGCGACGTGTCAGACCGAACATCACCGCACATCTTGCAGGTGAAGCAGTCACGAACGAGAACTGACCAGCGCAGCCGCTGCCAGCGCGCCGTCTTGTACCAGCTGCGCCAGGCTAGCCGTTGGTCACGTTCCCTGCTCTGATCGTTCCGCGTCTGAGGCGCGAGATAACCGAGCTTCGGGGCCACCCGATGCAGGCCATCAGGTAGTTGACGAAGCTTGCCCATGCCGCCCCCAGAACGCAAAGCGCCCGCCGAGGGTGATC